TTCAAGGAGGAGAAACTATGATCAAGAAGTTTTGTATCTGGTATCTACGAATCACTGAAACACCAGTATTCCTAAATTTGGAAACAACGGACGGAGATATCAAACTTGCTGCAAAAAAAGGACCAGTATTCATGAGCTCCGACACAGGACCATATGGAGTCAGTCTTAACTACAAGAGCAAAAGGAAGGTGAGACGGTATGAATAGAGCTGAAGCGCTTCGCATCGGCAAAATCATTGCTGACCGCTGGTACAAGTATAACAAGCCTTTGATTCAATCAAGACAGAATATTGAACGGATGAAGAAATGGAGGGGATTTTATGAGTGAAGTCATACGTGTATCGGACAAAGTACAAAGAAACGAATCAGAGCTTTCGCTTCATGACATGCACGGAGAGTTAGTGTTGATCGCACAAAATAAACAGGACAAAGAAACCGTGGCTATCTATCTTGACGACAGACAAATATTTAGACTCATCCAACATCTAACTAAATACCTTATGCATACAAAAAAAGACCGACTAGCCGGCAAGCTATAGTCAGTCAGATACCAAAAAATATTTACCTAAGTTTACCACAAATCGAGAGGAGTGGGAAGATGTCAGATTATATCGCAACAAATTACGACAACCTGTTGCAAGACGAAAGCAGTCATGTGATGCCTAATATCCATTCTTTAGACGACAACGAGGAAGAAGTAGACCTGTCAGCACATTGGAATGAGGACGATAACGGAACGATTGTTAATGAATCGGATTGGATGTTTATAGGTTATCGAGAAAACAAAAATGGCACGCTTGCTAAATATGTCGTACAGCAAGAGAATTTCTTACTTGTAGTTGATGAATATGGACCAAAATCACTGAGGATGGACACGATGAAAATTATCAGTGGTAAAGAATGGCTGAAACAAAGACAGGAGGAATTTAAGTGAGCGAAACTACCTTAGTTGAGAAGTTGATCCAACTACGAAAAAAAGTTCCTTATATCAAGAAAGAACAAAAGCAATATATCAAATTTTCAGTGGTAAGTTCTGAAACAGTATTGACAGAGTTCAATACTCATATGAACGAACTGAATATTTATCTCAAAACAGAAGTAGTAAATAAAACTATTGAAAGACAAAAGATAGGTGTAAACGAGAAAACTAAGAAAGATATATTTAGCTATCTTGTAACGCTCGATATGAAGTATACGTGGATCAATGGTGACAATCCATCTGAAAGAGAAGAGGTAACATTCTCGGCAATTGCTGATGATGAAAATTCTTCGTATGCATACGGACAAGCTTTAACATATGCAGAAAAAACGTTCTTTATGAAAGAGTTTAATATTCCTGCGGATGACGTGGATCCTGATGTGTTTCAAAAAGAAATTCTAAAACGTATTCCAGCAAGCCCTGAACAAATCGAAGCCATACACATTCAGTTAGGAAAGCTAGAAGAATTAACAGAGCAACCGAAACTTGCGTTCTTAGAACAAGCAAAAATGACAAACGGTGTAAATGCGAAGAAAGCTCCTGAAGAGTTCACCGGATATGATTTTGGGCTAGTAATGAACACCTTAACCGGATGGGTTAATGGATATGAAAAGAAAAAAAGTAAGAAGTGATGTAAATGAACAATCTATCATATCTTGCAAAAATAACAAACGTTGACGGAGATAAAGTCACATTGCAGCTCAAAGAGTCGCTAAATATCGAACGACTCAAAACAATCTTTGATGGATATGACGGCGAGCGACAAGCAGAAATATTCATCAAAGACCCACGAGGTTTCACAGTCGAGCAGAGACGCTTCACATTCGCTTTAATGCAAGACATATACATTTACACTGGCGAACCATTAGAAAGCCTTAAAGAAGTGTTCTATTGGCAATTTCGATACTTCACAGGGAAGAACATCAGCTTGTCGAATCAATCGGAGAACACAGTCGATGAAGTTTCAACATTAGATGAATTGATCCTAGATTTCATCTTCGCAAATGACATTCCGTTTCGTGAAGGCTATGAGATTCCGCCACAAAACGAACAGTACTTTTTCTATAAATGCGTGACAAACAGGACTTGCTGCATTTGCGGTAAAAAGAACGCTGACATCGATCACTTTGACAAAGCTTTGGGAAGACGTAAGCGGAAAGAAGTAGATCACACGGAATTTACTTTTGCAGCCCTTTGCAGAACCCATCATACCGAGAAGCATCAGATGGGAATTACTGAGTTTAAGAATAAGTATCATGTAATCGGTGTGAAGCTGAATCAAGCCGAGATTAAAAAATTAAGAATTGGAGGTTGATTTCTTGGAACAATTAGAATTTTCGACCATTGATTTGAAATATCTTATTTTCTTCAATCAGAATGATATAGCTTGTGGCAATGAAGATAAGGAATTGTTTCTAGTCGGCAATAAACTGATCGTTGAACTAACAAGATTAATACTAAATTTCAGATATTGTAGTAAAGAATGGTGCCCATGCTCCCCTGAATCTGGGATATGCAGCATATTGGATACACAAAAAGGACAAGATTATCTGAAAGAAATGGAATACTTTTCTGAGTGTAAGAAGATTTCGGAAAAGCTTAAAGGGCTGCTATCGGAAAAAGTCAAACTATCAGAGGAGGGATAACGTGGCAGAAAGGAAAATATCCAAAAGCAACAGAGGGTTCAAAGGGGTATGGATTCCTTCACACATTTGGCTGGATAAAAACCTAACAATTCAAGAAATGATGTTTTTGGTTGAGATTGACAGTTTAGATATAAGTGACGAGGGATGCTATGCCAGCAACAAGCATTTTTCCGAGTTTTTCGGATTAACAAATGGCCGATGTTCTCAGATAATTTCAAGCCTTCAAGAAAAGGGTTATATAGCTATTTCATTCATTTACGGAAAGAACAAAGAGATTGATAAACGTGTAATTAGGGTAGTTAGAAAATTAAATAGGGGTATTAAATATTCTAAAGGGGGGTATTTAGAAAATGCTAAAGGTAGTAATACATCTTTTAGTAATACAAAAAACAATATGTCGAGCAAGCCCGACTTGATTCCTTATTCTGAGATTATTACCTACCTGAACAACAAATCAAGCAAATCATTCAAAGTTACTCAGAAATGGAAAGACCTGATCAAAGCAAGATGGAATGAAGGTCAACGATTAGATGATTTCAAAAAAGTAATTGATGTGAAAACAAACCAATGGTTGAACAACCAAGAAATGAATAAGTACCTAAGACCAGCAACACTATTTGGAAATAAGTTTGATGATTATTTGAATGAGTATCGCCCACAAGTTAATTCTTCAATCTCCGATGAAATTGCTGAATCACAAAGGAGGTTGTTAGAAGCATATGAACAATGAACTTAGATTAGTTGCTGAGATGCTTAACAATCCCTCAATCATCACAAACATTGATATCGACTCAGAATGGTTTGAAAGTCCTCATTGCAAACTGATTGTTGAAGCTATGACAAGACTACGAGGAATGAAATACACCACTGAACAGGTCCATCGGGAAATGCGCACCATTGACTACTTCAAAGCAGGAACAGCAGATGAATTAGACATCCTAAAAAATTCTGCGAATCAGCTTGGAATTGAAAGAGAACTAGCAAGGATCATACACAATGATTATCTCGATCGTAAGTTGCACTCAGCGTCCATAAAATACGCTGAGACGCTTTCTAAGACAGAGGGAGATAAGTTATCCAGATTGCTAGAAGAAAAGCGTGACGTGAACCATATTAAGTCTGATGGCAAGTTGGATAAAGCTTTCTCTGAATTCTCGGAGAACTTAGATAAACCAAGCGATGTTCTGACGACATACAAACCGCTAGATGCATTTCTTGGTGGTGGACTAACTGGTGGAAAGTTGATTGTCTTAGCGGGAAGACCAGCTACAGGGAAAACGGCATTTGCTTTAAACATCATGCATAAATTGTTTACAGATAACGAAAATGTACAGTGCGACTTTTTCACTTTCGAAATGGGCCAAAACGAGCTTATGACTCGACTGGTTTCAAAAGAGACACATATCAACTCACTTCTATTCGTTGGTAAGGATAAGCTGTCACAGGAGAATAAAGTCAAAGCACGCAAAGCTTATGAAGAAATGAAAAATACATTTGATCTACGTGTCTATACATCCGAGTACTCAAACTTGAACGATATCAAATACGCAATTAAGCAGCGTTTGAGTGATAAGAAGTATGTCGTATTTGTAGACTACGCAGGGCTGATCACAGTGAACGATACTCGCAAAAATGAGCGTCAAGTGATGAACGAAGTCACGCGAGAGTTGAAGAAGCTCACAACAGACTACGGAATCACCATTGTACTGCTAGCTCAGTTAAGCAGGGCAGTTGAGCAGCGACAAGACAAGCGACCAATGCTCAGTGATTTGAAAGAGTCTGGATCATTAGAACAAGATGCGAATGTCACACTCTTGCTTTCTGCTGACGATAAAGACAGTCGTAAGATTCGATGCGATGTAGCCAAAAACAGAGAAGGCATGACAGGAGTTGCGCCATTTATCTTCGACAAGAAGTTTATGGATTTCTCAGTAGACTTTGACGAATGGAGAGGGTAGATGGACGGACAAACATATCTGGCTATCTTCAAAGAAAATGGCCTTGTGCGATCGGACTTAGTCAAAATATTGGAACATCAAGTTAAGGTGTTTCAAGAAAATAATATGCCAGCGAATGCAGAAGAAGCTAAGTGGTTGGCGATCGAAATAGCTGAGGAAGAAAAAGCACAAGGTTATCCATTCTTAAATGGCAATGAAACTAGAGAACAAATCGCACAACGATACTTGAAAGCGAGGGGAATGTTCTGATTATTACGATACCAGGAGAGCTGACGGACCTGAACAAATTCATCAATAGCCAGCGGACAAACCGATACGCAGGCGCCAAGCTGAAAAAGCAGAACACGGAAAAATGTTGCTATGCATTCTTGATGGCGAAAGCGGCAGGGTTGAGAGTGACAACGCCGATCAACTTGGAAATCACTTGGTACTGCAAAAACAAGCGCAAGGATCCCGATAATGTGGCTTTTGGAGTCAAATTTATATTAGATGGCATGCAAGAAGCTAGGATGATTGAAAACGATGGATTCAATGAAATTAAAGAAATTCATCATTATTTTGTGGTTGATAAAGATTGCCCAAGAATTGAAATTGAGATATTGGAGGAAGAAAAATGAATACAGTAAATTTAATCGGCAGATTGGTAAGAGACAACGAGTTGAAATACACGAAGTCTGGCAAAGCGGTAGCTACAAATACTTTAGCATTAGATGACGGCTGGGGAGATAACAAGAGATCATATTTCATCCCGATCGTTGTGTGGGAGAAGCAAGCTGAATCATTAGCAAACTACACAAGAAAGGGATCAAAAATTGCAGTCAATGGCAAACTTACTAGCAGAAGTTATGAAACGAATGACGGGCAGAAAAGAACGGTTGTCGAGGTTGTAGCGAATCAATATGGCGGAATTGAGTTTTTAGACGCCAAAAACAGCGGTGGCGGCGTTCAAAACAACCAAACGACTAATAATGCCAACGCTCACCAAAACCGCAACAATGTTCAATCAGACCCATTCAGCAACTCGTCTATCGATATTGATAGTCAAGACCTTCCATTTTAAGGAGTGAGATTATGACACCAACACAAATCCAAATCAGAAACATGTCAGATAAGGACCTAGTATGGAGAAAGAAAGTGACCGACAGCCATGTCGAGAGATTGCTTAAGCAACAAGAATGGCTAGCCGAAGAAATGGAGCGGAGGAGTAAAGATGAACAAACAAGAATTGATTGAAATGGTTAAGAACGCAGAAGTTGCAGCGCAGGAGGGAATTAATTTAATTCTAAGATACAAAGACGAAGATAGCGATTATCAAAGAGGACAAAGGAATGCCTATAGAGAGGTTGCTACTTGGATTGAAGAATTTGATGAACAACCAAAAGTGCCAGTACCTCAATTTGTGGCAAAGTGGATTGAGCAATGTAAAGAGAAAGCTACACTTGCTGATTGCCTGGATGGATATTATGAAATCTCAAATGGTGAAGTTGTTAGCTCGGAAGATTTCCAAAATTGGGTTGTAGATAACGAAAACGACGAGCTGACTGCTAAAGCGTGGATGTTTGGATATGAAGTGGAGAAAGAACCACTGTATCAGATTCAATTTCCTGGAACATCATGGGGCGCATATCTAACTAAAGCTGATAATGGAGATTTAGTGATATTTCAAAATACTACAAGCGGATCAGCATTCACTGAATCAGAAATAAAAGCAATCGATGAAAGATATTGGACATTCGCAGTACCAGTGGAGGAAGACAAATGAAACTAGCAGACACAGTAACAGGCGTGCAGGACGGCAAGTATAGCCCACCGCCACGTGTAGTCAGAAAGCAACGGAGAGTAAAAGCAGGCATCGAGTATTGGTGTGTGACCGAACGTTTTAAAACACCTTTCAAAGCAGTGTGTGTCAAAGTTCTTGAGAACTCAGCTATTGTGACGTTTGGAAGTGATCGGAAAGTAGTTAAATTGCGAAATATGAAGAGGGTGGAATGATGGCTAACAAAGAAGATTTATATCGGTTGGAAAAGTTAGTTAATACGCCAGGTGCTGATGAAGACGAAATTAGAGTTTTGAGAAAGGCATTGTGGGGAAAGAGTTACGATCGACCGAAGCAGAATAGATACAACTCAACGCCAGTCAGATTTACTTTTCCAGATGGTGAAGTCAAAGAATTCAGCACACAGCGTGAAGCCTCAGAGATGTCAGGGCTGAACAAATGGACTTTGGATCGAGCATGCAGATTGCAGATACCTTTGAAGAAAGGCAATTTCGCAGGTGCAACGGTCGAGATATTGAGTCAGTAATCGGAAGAAAGAAGGTACCTTATGGGAGAAATAGCTGAATACTGGAATGATGTGAAGCCTTACCTGAAAGAGCGCAGAACGCAGCATGTTAAGCGAATGGGAGATTCAGCAACGAAAAATATTAAGGCTTTGGGTTTTGAATTTAAGCATTATCCAAACAACCATCAATTTGCGATCAATACGCCGAAAGGCATGATTGATTATTGGGGAACAACTGGTACTTGGATAGATCGTAAAACGAAAAGACGCGGAAAAGGGTTGCATAGTTTAAGGAAATACGTTAGTGGCAGTTAGTCAGCTATCCGACGATATAGCAGAAAGCGAGGAATGAATGTGAGTGAATTAAAGAAACTTGAAACAACTGGATACAGTAGCAAGTTAGATGAAATTGCTAAAAACGATACAGAAGTATTTCTGAAAGTTAAATTGTCTGGCCGAAGAACGTTTGGGGAATACGAGTTTGAGCCGAAAAATGGTTTCGCCGTGCATTTCGGTAATCATATTGATGTGCTAGATCTTGATAAATGCGACGTGTATCAATTAGATCAACCGCAACTCAACGAGAATCAGCAGATTGTGGTTAATGATGTTAAGCAGGATCATGAAAATTATGGTATTCCGAAGTTCAATGCAATTCATTTAGCCTTTACCACCTACGCAACTGGGTATTACAATGATCATTTGAAAAATGACGAAGAGTTTTATCAAGTTCTTAGTACATTGATTGCTTGGGCGCAGGAACAGGAGGAAGAGTGATGAACATTGAAAAATGCGTTGAACAGACTATTGTGAAGCTACGGGAAGCAAACTTATTACTTAATAAAGTTTATGAAAAAGATTCATTTGCAAGAGAAGTTCAAGATGACATTTCTGAAATCATGGACACACTACGCTACAGATATTTTGGAGAACAGGAGGAAGAATGATGTTCATTGAACTTACAGCGATGGATGGAAATGTTGAGTTTGTAAATGCCAACCACATCAAACGTATATATGAATCTAATATGCCTGGTGTAGGATCAATTATCGAATGGACACATGCTCCAGCTTTTAATAACAGTCCCACGGATTATGTATCCTACTACAAAGAAACTCCGAAAGAAGTATTTAATCAAATATATTATGCGCGTCATGAAGAAGGACGTTAGCTAATTCCGCAATCGTCAGCGATAGAGGAGCAGATAATTGATTATTGAAAGGGTTTGAAATCAAAAAAATCTAAATATCGAACTCAATAGAATACCAGCAAGAATACCTAATATAAAAATAATTACATTTCTAAATGTTTTGTTTTTCATACGATCGCCTCCTATGGCGATTATATCATGAACGGAGGGATAAGGTGGAAACTGATCCAAAAAAAGGGCAAGATCGGAAGGAAAATTCGCTCCAAAGTACTTACCGTACGAAGGAGCAAAAATGTGTAGTTTGCAAATCAAGTGCCGAACTAGAATTAGATGATGGAACTTTTATTTGTGAGAATTGTGCTCAAATTCAAGGGGAACTATCTGAAATGTAGTACTATCAGACTCGGTTCCAAGTTGTTACAAAGTTTTGAGCATCAACTTCTAGTTCAAGAACATCTTCACTTTTCAATGGACCAGCTTCGATAATTTTACCATTTTGCAAATTTAGAACAGCAAAATTCGAATCTGGTTCCATTTGAAAATCTTTTTCTGCCAGTTGCATTAATGTGAGTGATGATTGTATGTTACGTTTTGTCAGTTTTGCATCAGAAGATTTTTTCTTGTAATAAACCTTAACGTAAAGTTTTTTACCGTTAACTATAAGGCCTAATTCAGGTGAGGCACCTACAAATAAATCATCAGTAAGTTTCCAAAAAGATTTACCAGTTTTGAAGTAAGCTACATCGTTCTTTTTAATAAATTGAATGTAGGTATTTATGGCACCGGTATAATTTTTAACTTTTTTCTCATTAATACTGAGTAAGAGATTATTCAAGTTTTCAATCGGTAGATTATTTTCGTGTAATCTTTTAATCTCATCTCTTAAAGGCTTCCAATAATCAATCGATGGATGATAACCAGGCGAATTTTTAATATCTCTCACAGCCTTTATTTTGGCGCTTGTACTCACTTTTGATGTGTATGTTAAGAATTGAGTTAATGAAACATTAATAGACACGGGTGTGCTCCTTTCATTTATTTCAGCGGACCACTCGCTGATAAGAAAATTATATCAAAATAAATAAAAAAGTAATCAGCAAATTTACGGAGGTGTCAGAGAAATGATGAGAAAAGCATGTTTTATATTCGTTTTGTCTGTTTTAGTTATTTCATCATCCTATACAATAGTTGACCAACAGAAGCAGATTGAGCAGTTACAAGAACAGCTGCAGCATGAGCAGATGAAGTACAAGATTATTATTAATGATCCGTTAGTCAGGGATGCGATGGAAAGTGGAGGGTGAAAATGATACTACCTAAGAAATCAAATCATGTTCGTGAAGTTAAAATGATGGAAGTTATTCATGTTGTTTCGTATGAAGGTGTGGGAACCAAAGAAAATCCAGCAAGGTTGATCGATGAATATTACTCCAAAGAAGGTACCTTGCTAGCAACGAAAGATGAATGGCTAGAGCGGGAAATTGAGAAGGTACAAAAATGACAGAAGCGGTTTTGGTATTTGTAGCTGTAATAGCTTCTGTATTCGAAAGTGTGATTTTTGGTAAGGAAGACAATGAGGAGGGCAAGTGATTGGAGAAATGGCGTGTTGAACGAGTCAAGGCAGTGTTGAAAGATTACCGAGATACGGATAAGTACGTCAGAAAGCTTGAAGAAGAGATTCGAGTTCCGTATCGTGAAGAGGATGTTAATGGAGATATCAAGGGAACAAGAAGTGACAGCGATACAATGTTTGGTACATTGTGGACCATTGAAACAGACAAGCAGATCCGGCGCTTGAAACGCAATAAGCAGATTGTGGAAGAGCTTCTGGATGAATGCGGCAGTGACACTGAGACGATCATTCGAGAGTTGTATATCAAACGATTTCCGCAATACACTATGCAAGGACTGGTGGAACAGAAAATTATTCTTGCTAGTGTGAGTACGGCGAAGAGATTACGTAATAAGTTTTTTGAAGAAGTCGATAAACAGCTTGATTTATGAACCTTTTTTGAACTTTTTGAGGTATGGAAATGTTATAAAATAGTATTATCAGATATCGTCCACAAGCAGTAACGCACAACGGCATTCAACCTCCTTTTGATACGTAAAAATTATTCTGTGGGCGATAGTCACTGTGGCGGAAAGGGTAAACGCTAAGTCCTAGTTGGGAAGGCAAGTGCACTTGCTAAGGAGTGAAACTCAACATGCAAGGTTCGATTCCTTGCCAGTGACATAGTAAGTGTGGTGAAAATGGAAAAACACGCGGTGCCGACCGTGACTGCTTATAAAGGATGCGCGCCAGATGCAGTCGTTTGCAGGTTCGAATCCTGCCACTTACGTAGGGTTTAAAGTTATCCCATTAAAACTTGGTGTTTCGCTACCGAAGGCGAACTAACTATGAAGGCAACCGAGGCTGTGGCAGGGTGGAGGAGCGGACGTCGGGCTCGTGTAGGTTGCTTTAAATTTAAGTCAATACTCTCATCCCCTTGTGGCAGATGTGTATCTGATATGAGAGTTTTATAAGTCACTCATTGCGAGCGGCTTTTTATTTTGCAGAAAAGCGAGGTGGCAGACATTACTAAATGGACGGAACAGCAGGTCAAACGATTGTCGGAATTGGCAAATGAAGGACTAACAAATATAGAGATAGCGCCTATGCTGTCAGAGGAGTTCGGAGAAGAGTTCTCATGGCCAAGCGTTAGAAGTAAACGTGCCAGGTTGGGTTTGCCACCGAGCGAAAAGAATATGCGTGTGAAGAAGTCTGATAAGCTAAAGCAGAGTCTAGCATCAACTGAAATTAAAGCAGACGGCACGCAAACAAATCTTATCAAGTTACGTATGACTGAAGAGCAATCGAAGAATCCTGATTATGTATTACAAGCACATGGGTATGATCCCGAAAATTGGGAACTTGTCCAAGCGACTAACAACATCTGGGAACAGAACAACCAAATAGATGGACTTATACAGCTTTATCAATCAAAGATAGTTGTTAAGCCAAGGGCAGTAGTGAGCATTCAAGCATTGGCTACTAAATTGCTGCAAAGTACTAAGCCGATTACAATTCAACCAATTATCAAAGGGAAGTGCAATCTAGTCATACCGTTGGCTGATTTGCATTTCCCTATTTTGTCGGAACGAAAGTTTGAAACCTATCTATCCGATGTATTAGCAATCATAAATAAAGGCTATAAGACAATCGTTATAGAAGTGTTAGGGGATATCTTCCACTCAAACGCTATGAAGGCAAGCCAAACGATCAAAGGTACCCAACTTGAAGATGTGGATATGGTCGAAGCAATTGAGTTGGCTAAAACATTCTTCATTACGCTGATCGATGAATCATTAAGAAAAAGCTCAGAGGTGCGGATTGAATTTGCCAGTGGTAATCACAGTGACTTTGAGTATTTGTTCCTAATGTACTTAGAAACGCTCTATCCACAAGTAACCGTAAATAAACACAATTTACCAAGGATCGCATATCAGCTAGACAATGTAGGCATTATGCTCACTCATGGACACTTCGGCAAGAAGGGCGATTATCCAATGCTATTCGCTACCGAGTTTCGAGACATATGGAGCAGGAGTAGTTGGCTAGAGATTCACCAAGGGCATTATCACTCAATGGAAGCTCAAAACCTTAAAGGAGTTATTCATCGGCAGTTAGGAACAATAAAACCTAACGATCAGTATGAGTCGGAGAATGGTTACACAATGAACTATAAGAGCACACAGGCATTTGAGTATTCAGCAGACAAGCTGAAAGTAATCTATGAGTTGGGGTGACTGATATGCATTACTATTACATTCAACTATCAGTAGGAATACTAAGGCATAAGAACATCCGTCAAGCGGAGTTGAAGCCAAAGCACACGTTGCTTGAATGCTATGGGCAGTTTAGTGACGAGTATATTGAACGGCATAGGTTGATATACATTGGGCATGGTTGGAAGAGTGATCCGCATATTGTGGAGAGGTTGAACAGATATTTATAGAAAGGCGGTGGGCTTGATGTGGCTAAGTTAACACCAAAACAAATAGCATTTGCAGATGAATACATTATAAATGGTGGCAACGCTACTCAAGCCGCCATTAAAGCTGGGTACAGTGAAAAAACAGCTGGAAGAATTGCCGGGCAAAACTTGAAAAAACTAGAAATCGTCAATTATATCGCTAGCAAAGTCAGACCTATTGTTGAAAAGCGAGAAATAGATATACAGTCGCAATTAAATAGTCTTCTAGACATATACGATGGTAAAGTCATTGAAAGTCATAGCAAGCAAATAGATCACTTACAAGGCGATGCAGTTGTTAAGAATATGACGTATGAATACACGCCAGATTTGGAAAACAGGCTGAAAGCTATTGACCTATTTCTTAAATATGCTAGTCCTTTGTTACAAGTGCAAATGGAGAAAGCTAAAGCAGACGCAGAGCTATCTAGACTTAAAGCTGAAGCACTCAAAAATGGCACGACTCAGACTACTGAAGATAAGTTAGATGAGTTGTTAGAGAAGATTAGTGGTGAATTGAATGATTAGTGATGTATACACTACTAAACAAATCCAAGTTTTGAATGAAACGGTAAAGAAAGATTGGTTCATTACTTTGCTGCATGGAGCTAAGCGATCAGGAAAGACAAAGATAAACAATGACTTATTTTTGTTTGAGTTAAGACGTGTGCGCAAGATAGCAGATAAAGAAGGTATTAAAGAGCCGATGTATATTCTCGCTGGTGTATCAAGTGCCACTATTCAAAAGAACATACTGCAAGAGCTTTACAACATGTATAGCATTGAACCTAAATTTGATAAGCATAATAACTTTGTCTTGTTCGGTGTGAAGGTGGTTCAAGCATACACGGGAAACATTGGCGGTGTTGGTGCTATTCGTGGTATGACGGCTCATGGTGCATATATCAATGAAGCTTCATTAGCTAAGCAAGAAGTATTTGCTGAAATCGTTTCTCGTTGTTCAGGTACGGGAGCAAGGATATTGGGCGATACTAACCCAGATAATCCAGAGCATTGGCTAAAAAAGGAATATATCGACAATACAAGTAAAAATATCAAGGCGTTTCATTTTGAATTAGATGACAACACTTTTCTTTCTGATCGATACAGAGAAAACATTAAAGAGTCAACGCCTAGTGGTATGTTCTACGATCGTGACATAAAAGGATTGTGGGTGTCTGCTGAAGGTGTGGTTTATCAAGACTTTGATGCGAGTAAACACTATGTACAATCAAATGAAATCCCTCAGTTATCCTCTTTCTATTGTGGAGTTGACTGGGGGTACGAACACTGGGGATCAATTGTTGTTATAGGCGAAACAGATAACGGAACAGCATATCTCATAGAAGAACATGCCACGCAGTTTGAAGAGATTGATTATTGGGTAGAGATTGCCAAAGGTATTCAGGAGCGATATGGCTCTAGGATACCTTTTTATTGTGATTCTGCCAGACCAGAACATGTTGCTAGGTTTAAACGTGAACGCATCGAAGCTTTCAATGCAGACAAAGCCAGATTAAGCGGTGTTGAATCTGTTGCTAAGAAGATTAAAGCGGATAAGCTTTTTATCTGTCGTGACAAAGTTAAGAAGTTTCCAAACGAGATTTATCAATATGTCTGGGATAAACGAAAAGGGGAGCCTATTAAAGAATTTGATGATGTTCTTGATGCATTAAGGTATGCAATTTACTCACACGAATTGAAGAAAAGCAAAAAAGCTCAAATCGTCAGCAAAGTTAAATTCGGATTTTAAGAGAGGTGATATTGTGGCAATAGTAGTTAACAGACAGATAGCCGGCGACTTAAATAACCCGTCAGCTGAGTTGCTTAATTTTTGTATCCAACAGCACATGATGGAATTGGCGAGACTAGAAAGGCTATCAGATTATTACGATGGTAAGCATGACATTCTTAATCGCAAAAAAGAAAATGATGCAGCGCCAAATAATAAAGTGTTGATCAACCATGCGAAATATGTAGTGGATATGAACGTTGGTTTTATGGTGGGTAATCCGATTTCTTATGTATCTGAATCAGATAAGAACATATTACCAATCTTAGATGCTTATGACAGGATTGACATCGTTTCTCACGATACAGAATTAGAGAAAGACCTATCAACGTTCGGTGTGGGTTATGAGCTTGTGTATCTAAACAAGACAAAGGAAAACGATGGAACACAATTAGAAATCAAATGTATTGATCCTAGAGGTATCTTCTTAGTTACGGATGACACAGTAGACAAGAACCCTTTGTTTGCAGTTCATTATCAACCCGTACTAACGCTGCAAGGCGGCATTGATCACTATGTGGTTAAGTATTACAACGACAATCGAGTGATTACGTATCACGCAAGCTCAAGAGGATTTGGTGAGTACTTACTAGTGGATGCCAAGCCACATTACTTCAAAGCAGTGCCAGTCATTGAGTATCGGAACAATGAAGAAAAGCAAGGTGACTTTGAACAAGCCATTTCTTTGATTGATGCATATAATCTACTCCAATCCGATCGACTAAACGACAAAGAGGCCTTTGTAGATGCAATCCTGTTTATAAGGGGATTTACTTTAGAAGATGGTGATGGCGAGAAGTTGGCGAAAGAAAAGATGCTTCAAACGGCTGCAATGCCGAATGAAGTAGACGCAGACTATCTTACTAAAGAATTAAATGAGGATGGCGTTAATTTGCTACGATCGGCAATCCTTGATGATATCCATAAGATTACCTATGTACCAGATATGAATGATGAGAAGTTTTCTGGGAATGTCAGCGGTGAAGCAATGAAATATAAGTTGTTTGGCTTGCTGCAATTGATGTCCGTTAAATCACGCTACATGATCAAAGGTTTAAGAAAACGCATGGAACTATTCGAAACAATTTTGAAGGTCAAAGACAATTCAATTGATGCGCAAGGTACGAAGATTAAACTTAAGCCTAATTTACCTGTAAATACTAGCGATATCATTAATCAAATCGTCAGTGCTTACCAAGCTGGTATCTTACCGCTCAAAGTTCTTCTAGGATGGTTGCCAGATATTGACGATGTTGACGAAGTATTGAAACAGTTGAACCTTGAAAAAGAAGAAGCTATTGTGATGAACCAGAAAGCATTAGGTGTACAGGCTGAAGATAGTCATTCAGATTTGGATGATGAGCCAGAGGAGGACGAAGAAGATGAAAGCTAAGAAGAAGCCGGTAGTGGTTGATGTGATGAGACTTAAAATGTGTTCTGCAAGATCATATCGAAAATGCAAGGAATTTGTCGGTGAATCATGGGTTGGCCATGATAATATGCCAAACGGATTGCCGGGTATTAAAACATTAGAAGGCACAATGGAAATATCTGACGGTGATTACATTATCAAGGGTGTTCATGGTGAGTTCTATCCTTGTAAACCTGAAATTTTCCACGAAACTTATGAAGTTGTTGAGGATTGAGGAGCTGATTAAATGGCTCAAAAGAAACGTAAGCTATCATATTGGGAGCGCCGCAATGTGGATGCTGAACAAAAGATTAATGATGGTGCAATCAGAGTTGAGGATGCTGTGGCAAAAGCTTACAGGCAAGCACAGACCTACTTAACCCAAAAAGTTAGGAAGCTATTTGCTCGCTCTCAGCAGCGATCTGGGCTATCTGAGGTTGAAGCTAAACGGATACTGAACCAAACAACGTCAGTTGAAGAGTTAGCAGAATTGAGAAAGCTATCTAAACAGATTAAAGATCCTGAATTACAAGTTGCAGCAAAAAACAGATTGCAAGCATTAGCATTTAAAGAGCGTATCACTCGTGCAGAGGACTTGAAAGCCAAGTCTTTTTTAGTTTCTAAGCAAGTTGCAGATGTTCAGTTAGAAAAGCAGACGGAGTTCTATGTAGATGCTATTCACGAATCGTATCGTGAGGCAACGGCTGAATCAGTCATCCGAAAGACACAAGAGAATGCCAAGAATGGCGTAGTCATTGAGGTATGGAATAAGAAGGATTATCAGTTTAAGGAACTATCGACCAGATATACAAAGAACATCCTCGATAGCCACTGGCATGGATCGAATTATTCTAAACGGATATGGGACGATACTGAAGCTTTAGCAGCAAGGTTAGAAGAACTATTCACTGTTGAGTCTATGACTGGCATGTCTGAGTTTGAGATGGCTAAGGCAATAGCTAATGAGTTTGACCGCTCTATTGGTGTTGCTAGGCGCTTGATTCGGACGGAAGCTAATTACATGGCTAATCAAGCAAAGCTCAAAGCGTGGCAAGACAACGGCGTAAAAGAGTACATGCTTGTAGCTGTGCTGGACTTGCGAACATCCGAGATCTGTAAAGGTAAAGATCACAAAATTTATCGAGTTTCTGAAGCTAAGGTAAACGGTGCTAGCGGAACGTATCCGCCGTTTCATCCTTGGTGTAGAACAATAGCTATTATGTACAGTAAACGAACACTGAAGCTGCCTAGAAATGCTTTGGATCCTATCAGTGGTAAAGTCATTCCAATTAGAGGTGACACTACCTATAACGAATGGGTGGATAAGCTGAAAGAAAAGTATTCGGATGAAGAAATAAGAGAACAGAAAAGAAAAATAATGGGATTGAAAGCTTAGTCATTGACTAGGCTTTTTGTCATGTCCAAGCGTGAAGACATTAAAAGCATCGGAAGTGCAAGCATTTATCCACTCTAAAAGATATGGAAGGAGTACAAAACATGAAACACAAAAAACTGTTGCCGCTTAACCTACAATTCTTTGCTGAAAAAGATGAATCAGATACTCCGGATGATTCTGAAACATCAAAACAGCTAAACGTAGAAGAGTTGAGCGACGAAGAGATTGCAGCAATCAAAGAGAAGTTTGGTTTCAAGGACGACAAGGAAGTTGACTCTATTGTCAAAAGCAAAAAGTCACGCTGGCAGAAAGAATTCGAGGAAGAAAAGAATGAAGCTGCCCGTTTGGCAAAGCTAAGTGAGGAAGAACGGCAGAAAGAATTGCTAAACAAAGAAAAGACTGCCTTCGAAAAGGAAAAAGAAGCTTTTCGACAAGAACAGCTATTCGTAGAAAAAGGCAATCAATTACAGTCGATCGGAATCAGCAAAGAGTTAGCGGCACGTATCAAGGGTGACACTGCAGAAGAAATTTTGGAAGATGTCAAAACATTCAAGAAAGCATGGGATGAAGCGCTAAAAGTTGCTGTTGATCAAGCGTTATTGAATTCAGTTGATTCACCACTAGGTTCTAATACAACTTTGCCTGACATTAATCCATTTGCTGCAGAAACCTTAAACCTTACTGAGCAAGGAAGATTGCTACGAGAAGATCCAGAAAAAGCAAAAGCCTTACAGGCATTAGCGAATAAATAGAAAGTGGGAGAAAAAATGGAAAAAAGTTTAATGAAAATGAACTTGCAGTATTTTGCTGCTAAAACAAAAATCGAAGATGTCATTGTACCAGAAGTCTTCAACCGTTACGTTATTGAACGTACTGCTGAATTATCAGCGTTGTACCAATCGGGAATCGTTGTGAAAGATCCAGAATTAGATGCTTTGGCAACTGCTGGTGGTAAGTTAATCAATATGCCGTTTTGGCAAGATTTAACTGGTGACGACGAAGTGTTGTCTGATTCCGAATCACTAGAAACAGATAAAATCACTGCTGGTCAAGACGTTGCCGCTCTCTTGATGCGTGGTAAAGCTTGGAAAGTAAATGATTTGTCTAAAGCATTGTCTGGTGACGATCCTATGCGTGCTATTGGTGACTTGGTTGCGGCTTATTGGGCCCGCCGTCAACAAGCTACTTTGTTGAGCGTCTTAAAAGGTGTGTTTGGTGCCACAACTACTAAAATGGGCGACAATAGCTTAGATATTTCTGCTTTAACAGGTAACGATGCAGCATTCACTGGTGAAACATTCCTAGATGCTTCATACAAATTAGGTGATGCAGAAGAAAAACTGACTGCCATTGCCGTTCATTCATCTGTATATGCTAACTTGCGTAAACAAAACTTGATTGAGTTCTTGCTAGATTCAAACAACACGAAAATCCCAACTTACATGGGTAAACGCGTGATCGTTGATGATGGTATGCCTAATTCTGGCGGAGTGTTCACATCTTACATCTTTGGCCAAGGGGCTATCGGTTTAGGTAACGGCGCTGCTCCAGTTCCAACAGAAACAGATCGTGATGCATTAGCTGGCGATGATATCTTGGTTAACCGCCAACATTTCTTATTGCATCCTCGTGGAGTTAAATTCACTAGCAAATCTGTCGCTGGCTCTTCTCCAACAAACGCTGAATTATCTACTGGCGGTAACTGGGAACGTGTATACGAATCTAAAAATGTTCGTATCGTTCAATTCAAGCACAAACTTTGGACACCAACCACAACGGTAGCTGGCGGAACTGGCGAATAAGGAGTGAAATCATGGACGAGAAACGAGATGAAGTTATTTCAGTACTAGCTGAGCAATTGGAGATATCTCCTCTCTCTGCAACAGTATTGATCGAGGACGCTGTCGCACTCGTCCTTGATTATACTGGTCGTGAAGCGATGATTGATAGTATGTGGGTATATGCAAGACAACTTGCGACTATCGCATACAACCAACAAGGCGCTGAAGGTGAAGCCTCAAGGTCCGAAGGCGGCGTGTCGCAGTCTTTCTTGACCGATATCCCGGCTACTATCCGACGTGGTCTAAATAGGTTTCGTGTGGGAAAGGTTGTGAGTTACTATGCGCCTACTGAAGAATAGCCTACAAACTGTCTATCTAAAGAGGCGGAAAGTCACTCTTGACGAAGAAGCAGAGGAAATAATCACTTACCCATATGATCCGATTGAATTACGGATGAATGTTCAAGCAGCAAGCGGTACAGTAAACGCACAAATCTATGGCAGCAAGCTTGAAACAATGAAAGCTTGCAAATACCAAGGCGACAAGATTAACGAGTCACAGAACGAACTAGACGGTGTTTGTGTTTATGTTGGTAAAGACGAAGAACCAGACTTCACCATCAAATCTATCCAGACATTTTCTACACACAAGAATATTATGCTAGAAAGGAATGATAATCGTGGGCATTGAAATCAAAGGCCTTGAAAGTTTACGGCGAAAAGTCAAAGCAATACCGCAAATCTTAGATGATGCGATGTGGGATGCAACTTTTGAAATCACTGAGTTGATCAAACAAGCTGCCGAATTGCGATTGTCATCTAGTATGAAATATTCTAGCGGCGAATTGTTGGGGAGTTTGAAGAATGAAGTTGTCATCAATGCGCAAAACAAAATTGTTGGGCGCGTCTGGTCAGATAAGCAACAGGCTATGTTTCGAGAGTTTGGGACTGGTCCAGTCGGTGAAGCTAGTCCTAAAGATTTGCCAGACGGAATTACACCCGTGTATTCGCAAACAGCATGGTTTATCCCAGCAAAAGATGTTGCGGTCGATTTAGAAGCTATATACGGTATTCCACGTGTGACTGTTCAAGGTACAGACTTCTACATTACCAAAGGACAGCCAGCACGACCGTTCTTGTATCCGTCTTTAGTGGATTTGATTGGTGAAGCACCAGACATCTACAAAGAGCATGTACAACGCAAGTTAAGGGAGTTGAAGTGATGGAACGAGTGAATATGAAGACAGTGACTGTTGAAGTTTTACAAGCCGTTACTGCTATCAAGAAGATTGCAACCGATTATCCTTCAACTTGGAATACATTCCCATTAGCTATCTACCGAACGGCCAACAAACCGCATCAGATTGATTCGTTGGGCAATGAGTTACAAACAGATTGGACAATCACAGTTGAATTATACGGAGACAAAAGCCAGACCAGTATTGCTGAAAGTGTTTTAAGCACATTCGGCAGTATTGGTTTTTCTGGTACCGCTAAAGATGCTAACACGGCTGATCTAAAGCGAATCATCGTTGAAGTAACAGCTGTAGTTGATAATGTTACGAAATATGTTTACAAAAAATAGGAGGAATTACACATGGATTTTGCAGGACTATTATCAAAAGGCACTGTCTTAACTTACAAAGATGGTGCAACAACTAAAACTGTAGCAGCAGTTAAATCTATCCCAGCATTGGGCAGTGACCCAGAAAAAGTGGACGTTACACACTTGGGATCAGAAAAGAAAGCTTATATCAAGGGTATCGAAGATACTGACAACTTAGAATTTGCAATCGTTTATCAAGGGGACAACTTCCGCGATATCCATTCGTTGGTTGAAGCTGATAAGTCCGTTACTTGGACAATCACTTACCCAGACGGATTAAAAGCTGAATTCACTGGCGAACCTTATTACAAATTTGACGGAGCAGAAGTTAACCAAGCAATTGGATTTAACTTAGGTATCGTTGTGAGCGGTGGCCCAGATATCACTCCGGCACCAGCGCCGGGGGCGTAACAATCCCTGAAGATACCACAGGGGATAATGCAGACGAATCAGAGACTGAGGGATAATCCTTAGTCTCTATTTTTATAAATTAGGAGGAAACATACATGTCAAAAAACAACGTAGTACAAATGCCAAATACTAAATCATTTCAATTAGGAGAGCTAAATTTACAACTTCGTTTAGACGGTAAATCGATTTTAGCAATCGAAAAACGGTTGGATGAAGGGATCATGGGACTGTTTGTTAAAAAACAAGGCGAAATCAAATTACCACCAGCCAACAGTTTATTGATTATCTTACAAGGCGCCAATAAAACCAGCGGCGTGACAGATAAAGCAATCGTTGATGCGTTCGAGCAATACATTGAATCAGGAAAAACAACCATGGATCTATTTGGCGAAATCAACGACTTCTTGGATGAAGCTGGTTTTTTCGGAAAGAAAGAAGCGGGGAACGAAGCGACAGATGGGGAATCTTTGGATCAGACGAACAGCGAAGACAGTCTTCTGTAAAAAACTTCTCTAATTTATCTGAAATGCTAGAGCACATGTATCCTCAAGCGGTTGAAGCAGGAATCCCCGCTACTGAGTACTGGGGAATGACACTTGAAGAAATTATGATACAAGTGCAAGCAAATAAGAAAGTTAAAGAGAATGAGTTGAAAGAAAAAGCAATGTTCGACTATTCTCAGCAACGATTAGCTGTTTTTGCTTTTAATGATCCGAAGAAGTTTCCAAAATTTGAAGACGCATATCCATTTCTTAAACAGATTGAGCAAGCTGTTGAAGAAGCGAAAACCGAAGAAGAAACAAAGCAAGAAGCTATGCAGCGTGAGCAAGAAATTTTCTTGGCCCAAGCTCAGGCTATCAAAGCAACAAGAGAAAGAAGAAAACTCATAGAAGAAAGGTAGGTGAGAAAGCATGGAATTAGAAACACTTGAAGTCTTGTTAGATATCAATACTGCTAGAGTTGAGCAGTCTTTGGAACGAGTACTGCCACAAATCGAAAGTGCTATGAGTAGAATCCAACAAATGTCCGGTAACTCAATGGATCGTACAGAGAAAAATATGGATATTGAAAAAGGCGCTAGCGATTTCACGAAACAACTAGAAAAAATGAATCAAGCACTAGAAAAGACGTTAGCAAACTTCGAGCGATCGACAAAGCAATCATCTGAAGCTGCTGGTGACAATTTTTCTTCTGGTATTCGCAAAGCTCGTCCGAAAGTAACCAAAGAAATTGATGCGATGGTGAATGAGATCAACGCAAAGATGGGACAAGCAAAAGCAGCACAAGAAAAGGTTGCTTATCTAAAATCGCAAAGGCAAACGGCATCCAGTCAAGGAGATACAGGGAAAGTCGTTAAATACGATGAACAAATCGCTCGAGCGCAAGCTCAGATGACAAAATTCCAAGATCAGGCAAAAGGTATGGGTAATACAATCAAACGTGAATTAGACGCTGTTCCATCTTCCTTGGAAAATATAACAAAAGGCATGAGCCAAAACGAAGCCCAAATTGAGGCGATGCGAAAACGAATTCGGACGTTGAAGGCGGAGTACAACGATCAACGTGTGCCAACTGGCAGCTTTACATCTGGATTCAAGAATTATGAAGATACTCCTCAATCTCTGAAAACGTCTGGTGAGATTCAAAAACAATCAATCAAGATGAATAAGCTTATAAGTGACAATGATCGTTTGCAAAAGGAATACGCACAAACAGAAGACAGAGCAGATGCGTTGAGAAAGGCTCTGCAACGAGTTAACTCTGCTTTGGGACAATCATCCATTCAAACAGGCAACGCTTCTAGCGGTGCTAGTATGACGGGGACAGGACTGAAGCAATCTGAGCGAGCTGTTTCTAAATACGGCGGTGTATTCAACCGCATGTCCAATGCTGTTTCACATGGATTCGGGAGCGTCGGAAATGGCTTAAGGAACTCTCTTGGATTTATTGGAAAGTTCGGAAGTCTATTTTCTAGTAACTCCAATAAAGTAACGGCCGGAACAAACAGAATGACTGGAAGCACAAATGCTTTTGGCCAGTCAATGAAATACTTGCTGCCTTCATTAGTTGTGTATCAGCTATTAGGCGGCGCAATCACCAAAATGGCAAGCGGTATGATGTCGGCTTTGAAAACAAACGATCAATTCAGTGCCTCGTTGAATCAGATTAAAGTCAATCTTATGACGGCATTCTATCCAATATACACGGCAATTTTACCAGCATTGAATGCGTTAATGAGCACCGTAGCACAACTTACAGGGCAGTTAGCATCATTTGTTGCAATGTTATTCGGGACAACCTATGACGCGGCAAAACAAGGCGCTAGTGGATTGTATGACAATATCCAAGCGCTGAACGATACTGGTTCTTCTGCAAATAAGGCCAATGAGAAAGTCAAAAAGCTGCAACGATCGTTAATGGGATTTGATCAAATCAACAAGCTAACGATGAATACTGATGATGCAAAGAAAGAAGATCCTGCTCCTGGTATAGATTTTGGGTCTGCAACTGGTAACTATTCTACGCCTAAATGGATGAAAGACATTCAAAACATATTGAAGGATTTCTTCAAACCTTTCCAAGATGCATGGAAAAATCAAGGACAGCGAGTGATCGATGCTTGGAAGTATGCATTAGGTGAGGTAATAGGTTTGGCTTCTGCTATCGGCAAGTCATTTATGGAAGTGTGGACGAATGGAACTGGACAGAAGTTTATCGAAAACATCCTTATTCTTTTGGCAGATGTACTGGGGATCATTGGCGATATAGCTGGTGCTTTCAGACGAGCGTGGGAAGATGATGGCCGAGGAACACGCTTGATTCAATCGTTCTTTGATATGTTTAACCGCATTCTAGAATTGATCCATGAAATTGCGGGTGCATTTAGAAATGCTTGGAATGATGGGCGAGGCGAAAGCATTGCAGCAAACATCCTTGAAATCTATACCAACATATTCAACACAATAGGTAACATAGCTGAACAGTTGAAGAAAGCTTGGAAAGAGGGCAAGGTAGGCGAATCTATTTTCGGCACTATCCTTGATGTAATTGATGACCTATTGGGTAATATCAACGATATGACCAAAGCTACGGAAAACTGGGCAAAACAACTTGATTTCAAACCATTGCTTGAAGCAATCGATAGACTATTCAAATCAATACGGCCAATCATTAAAAACGTTGGTGATGGACTTGAATGGATCTATAAGAACGTTTTGTTACCATTAGCAAGTTTCACTATTGAAGATTACGTGCCTAAATACTTTGATTATCTATCAGCTGCGTTAGATGTACTGAATCAAGTAATTGAAATACTCAAACCAGTATTCAAATGGTTCTGGGATGTGGTTATTGTTCCGTTATCTAAAGTTGCTAAGTTTCTGATTTTGGGTCAATTAGAACTACTTACCAAAGGCCTAGAAATATTGGCAGATATCCTAGGAAAAGTTGCTGATGCTGTTAAGAACCCTAAAAAAGCAATCGGCGAACTCAGTGACACGATCGGCGAGAAGTTTGGGAAAATTAAGAAAACAGTATCTGATACATGGAACAACGTAACGAAGTGGACATCGGATACATTCGCTTCTGCTAAGAAATCTGTTTCAGATGGTGCTTCTAATATGGCCAAATCCGTGAGCGATAAATGGTCTGACATTAAAAAGAATACTAAAGAAACATGGGATAACTTTTCTTCAACTGTTTCATCTAAAGCCAAAACAGCCAAAGATAATGCTTCAACTAGGATGCAAGAATTGAGAAGAAACATAGCTGATCGATGGTCTGAAACTTGGTCAAACACTCGCTCACGTTGGGATGAGATCAAAGATAAAATTTCTACACAAGCTAATTCTGCAAAAAACAATGCCAGTACAGCATTCTCAACCTTAAAAAGTAACATGAACACTGCATTTAACTCCATGAAATCCACAGCATCAAGCGTTTTCGGAAAAATTGGTGATTGGGCAAACGATCTTGGAAGTAAGATTGGCAAAGGATTAAGCAATGGAGTTAAATCTGTAAAAGAAGGCGCTGGGAAGATATTCAACGGCATGGTTGGCGTTATTGGAAAAGGCGTCAATGGAGTTATCAGCGGTATCAATTGGGTTCTGAATAAAGTTGGTGCAGGCAGCAGCGCTTTAAAAAAATGGACTATTCCCACCTATGCAAACGGTACTGGATACCATCCGGGCGGCATGGCTTTGGTCAACGATGGATTAGGATCTAACTATCAAGAAGCATATCGAACACCAGACGGGCGTACAGGAATTTTCCCAGCACAAAGAAACCTCATGGTTAACTTACCAAAAGGAACATCTGTTTTAAGTGGTCCAAAGACTGCCGCAATGTATGGTGTGCCAGCTTATGCAAATGGGGTAGGCGAATGGTTAAAAGAGAAATGGGATGGCGCAAAAGAAATTGCATCGGATATTTGGTCTTATGCATCAAATCCCAAGAAGCTTTTGAATGCAGCAATTTCCAAATTTGTAGTTTTAAAAGGTGCTGTTGAACCGGCTTTGTCCATGGCTAAAGGTGCTGTTGGTACAATTGCGGAAGGGTCGTATAAATGGGTAAAATCTAAATTTGATAAAGGACATAAAGCACAGAATAGTTCCATTGATGGTTCGATGGGTGGATGGGGAGTATACAAATATCTCTATCAAATTGCTCAAAAAGCAATCGATCGGTATCCAGGGATGAGAATCACTTCTGGCTTTAGACCAGGAGACCCCTATTCACATGGTAAACATCAAGCAATTGATATTGCGTATCCAGCAAGTATGAACGGATCTTCGAAATACTTTGCTCCAGCAAACTGGGTGTTTGATAATTTTGCTTCAAAAGTAGCTTACGTAATCACTCAAGGTAAAGTTCGAGACCGAAAAGGGATGTCTGGTACTGGTTCAAGCGGAAGTTGGGTAAGATGGCCGCAGAATGACCACTACGATCATTTGCATATCAACGGATCACTCGGAGCAAGCGATATCGACAAAAACGCTTCGTTTGGTGCATCTGGAGGTGCAGCAGCTGGTAAGTATGGTTCATCAGTAGAAAGATGGCGATCGACTGTCAATAGCGCATTGAACAAACTAGGCATTTACTCAATAGCCAATGCAAATCGCACGCTTTACCAAATGAAGACTGAATCAAATGGTAACCCTAACGCTATCAATAATTGGGATATCAACGCTAAGAACGGAACCCCTTCTAAAGGATTGATGCAGGTCATTGAGCCAACATTTAGAGCCTATGCAAGAAGCCCTTACAACAAGAATATTTGGGATCCTATGTCGAATATTTTGGCTTCTATGAGATATGCATTAAGTCGGTACGGATCATTGGCAGCAGCTTATCGAGGTGTTGGATATGAGAACGGTGGCTTAGTGTCTCAAGACGGATTGTATCGGATGGGTGAAGGGAATAAGAAAGAACTGGTTATTCCACTTGAGAAACCCCAACGGGCAGCAGAATTGATCCAACAAGCTATTGAATATCTTGGACTTGATATGTTCAACTCGAGCATAGTGTTGCCAGAAATGTTCCAAACGCCAACGTTCACACCGTCGAATAGTACGTTTAGTAACAACAATCAAATGAACTATGAAGGTGGTGGCATGAAAGATTTCACTACATCAATGGTTACCACATTGATGAATGCTATTTCTGCAATGGGTGCAACACCTACCCAAGCGCCAAATGTCGATATTGTCATAAATATTGGCGGTAAAGAATTCGGTCGTATTGCAGTGAAAGAAATCAACAAATACCATCAGCAGCTTGGTTATACAGAATTAAACATTTAGGAGGATTGATCTGATGGCTGGATATTTAAAAATTAATGGAGTTACGATCAAGACTCCTAAAAAGTTTACTGCAGGCATACAAGCAGTTGATGGTGATTCTGGTCGTAATGCGAAAGGCGATATGACTCGTGATTATATCACTACAAAACGAAAAATGGACCTTGAATGGGGTGCTTTAACGGATGCGGAGATTTCACCAATTTTAAAAGCGGTGATGTCTCCTTTTTTTGAAGTCACTTATCCCGATCCGATGGAAGGCGGCATTATTACGAAAACATTTTATGTCGGCGATCGATCAGCTCCAGCATATTCCTGGCATGACAAATTGCCTAAATGGGAAGGGTTAACGATGAGTTTTATTGAAAGGTAGGTGAGGTAATTTTGTTAGTCACAACAGATAATGTAATAGCTGCTTGGTTAAGCCCCTCAAGACAGCTATCTATTCGAGTAAAAATGAATGACGTTACGTATGGGAGTGAGGATATTACCTCGCTCTCTTTTGATTCTGGCAGTATTTCGGGAGAAACGTACCAAATAGGTTCTACTTATATGAATTCTATTCAGATAATTTTCCCATCACTCATTGAAACCGTCAAAGAAGATATGGAATTACTACCTGAACTTGGCGTTTTAGTTAATGGTACTTACGAATACACAAAGTTAGGTCACTTCTTTATTGATGAGTTTGAACGTAATAGAAACAACAATACTACAACGATTAAAGCAACTGATAAGATGCGATTTATGGAAGGGCCATATGAATCCAAGTTGAGCTATCCGAGAGCATACAAAGAAGTAGCATTGGAAATTGCTAACTTATCAGGCGTTGAAGTCAATCAGAACTCGTTTGCTTCTTTAGGTATAGGAGCAATTAATAAACCTGTAGAATATACATTTAGACAAGCGATTGGATTGATTGCACAGTTCGAAGGCGGTTTTGCAAGCTTTAATCGAAATGGTGAGCTAGAAATCCGAAGATTAGCGCCTACAACTTTTGAAATAAACCCAGAAAGTTATATGTTAAAAGGATTTACAAAAAATGAGGTCAGCTATCGAATTGGCGGAATATCAGTAAAAACGGGCGAAGAAGAAACGGATGTCATACGTGTAGGATCCACAAACGGCTCTCAAGTTCAATTAGAAAACAGAGTTATGACCCAACAATTGCTGAATCAAACGTGGGAATTGGTTAAGGATTTGAATTACTTTCCTTATGAATTGAAATGGAGAGGTTGCCCACCACTTGAAGCAGGCGATTGGATATACGTTACTGCTAATGACGGAACAAAATATTCAGTTCCTAATTTATCTTATAGTATTACTTTCAATGGTGGGATGTCTGCAGAATCAAAAGCAACTACCAGTTCAAGCTCGCAAGCCACCTACAAGTATAGAGGGCCTCTGAATCAACGAATTGATTATCTTGATTCTATTTTGAGTTCTAATAATTGGAACACGAATTACTACGATCAGACTGAACCGTCTAACCCTAAAGAAGGTGATATCTGGTTCAAGCCAAATGGACAAGATACCGAAATATGGGTTTATAAAAATATTGATGGCGTTCTTAAGTGGATTATGGAAATTTCTTCTGCCGGTGATCCAGATTTATTGCAAGCTATAGAGGATGCGAAAAAAGCCGGGCAAGATGCTCAACTGGCAGCTGAAGAAGCAAAGACCGCAGCTGATGACGCAAAAATAGTAGGTGAAGCTGCCAAGGTGGCTGGCGCTGAAGCCAAGGCAGCAGCTGAAGATGCTGGGGTTGCTGCAGAACAAGCAAAGGTAGTTGGTGAAGCCGCGCAACAAGCGGCAAATGACGCGCAACAAGCAGGCGACACAGCGATAGCATTGGCTAATCAAGCAGACATCGATGCGAAAGCCGCAAAGGCTAAAGCAGATGCAATCCAAATTGATGTGGATGGACTGGTTTCTGATGTTGCTACTATCAATGGCAATGTGACTACAATTAGCTCAAAAGCGAATGAAGCTTACAGCA